AAAAATACATAATATGCATGATTGTTTTTTACTTGCCAAAGATGACGGTTCATCTTTGACAAAACAATATCCAAATTTTAGTGATATTCAAAATGGATATACAGATTATACGAATATACTATGAATAATGAATGCTTTAAATAATTTTTTCAAAAAAATCTATTGTATAAATTTGGATAGACGACCTGATCGTTGGGAACACGCTTCCAAACAATTTGAAAAATTCGGAATAAATGTTGAGAGATTCTCAGCAATAGATCATGAACAGTTAGATAACATACCCCCCAATATTAGAAGTGGAGCATATGGGTGTATGCTCAGTCATTATACCATAATTGAAAAATGTAAAAACGATAATATTGAAAATGTTTTGATTTTTGAAGACGATGTTGCATTGGATGATGATATTTTAAATGTATTTGAAAATAATATAAATCATATTCAGCGATGGGATATGATTTATTTTGGAGGGTATCATATACATCGCCCAACGCATGTAGATAAAAATATCTACAAATTGCAGCGTAGTTATGCAACGCATAGTTACGCTTGTAATCATACCATGTATGATAATTTGTTAAAAATTGAAAAGGGTAGTTATATTGATGTTAGTATATCGGAAATGCATGGGGCACATGATTGTTTTTTATTTGCCAAAGATGATGGTTCATCTTTGGCGAAACAATATCCGAATTTTAGTGATGTTGAAAATGTATATAAAGATTACACGAATATACTATGAAAGCACTTATTGTATGTCAAACTTATGGAAGACTCCCTTATCTGGGGAGATTATTAGCATCATTTTTAAATCAAGACTATGATGATAAGCATCTGGTTATTATCAATGACGATAAAAAAATCACATTGGAATGTGATTATGATAATGTCACTGTTATGAATTTGACCAGAAAGATATCGGTAGGAGAAAAAAGAAACTTGGGCGCAGCATACGGACATTTTGATGTGATACATCCATGGGATGATGACGATATTTTCTTACCCAATCGTTTATCAAATCACATGAAACAATACGCTGATCCTTCTGTGGAAGCATATAGAAATTTTTCATCATATACTATATATGCAGATAAATTTTCCCCGTGTAATGGGGGCACAAACAATAAATCATATCGGAAGAAAATGTTTTTCGACGTTGGAGGATATGAAAGCACCAATAATTTTGGAGAAGATTTGGAATTACACCATAAATTGAAAAATTTTAAAAAAGATGAAAATGAAAATGAACGCGATTTTGTTTATGGATTTTCAACATCTAATTTTCATTTATCGTGTCAACCCACGGAATTACAAATACAAAACATTTCATATGAACAATTACTAGAGTTAAATTTATTGAATAAAAAATTCTTCATAACACCGGACTATGATGAATATAATAAATATCTACTGTTGGATCAAATGTTTAAAAACAAGGGTGAAAGTATTGATATTGATGTCTTACCAAATGGTAAAATTAAAATACCAAATGTGGATAATGGCTGATTACGCATTCATACATATTCCCAAAAACGCTGGACAATCTATTGAACGAGCGTTGAAGAACGTTCCCGCCATTGATTTTTTTGGACACGGTGTTTCCAAAAATCAAATAATAAATCATAAAAAAATTTTTGTATTGCGAGAACCAGTGGATAGATTTACATCCGCGTTTTTTTATTTAAAAAGATATGGAAAAAAACCCAAGAACAATTTCTTCCAGAATCCCAATGAATTATTACAGGCTGTGGGTGAATCTGATTCCAGAGCAGATCAATTTATGAAAATACATAAATATGATCATCCTGTTTACGGACAACCAATAAAAACAGATTGGGTGTTCCATCCTCAATCCTCGTGGATATTTGATCCTTGGAAAATTATAATGTTTCATCGTTTGGATGAAGAATTAAACTCACTAGGGGAAATTCTTGGTGTTGATATAAAAATTGATCACATCAATAAATCTCGGAGAACAGATTTTAAATATTCAGAAGATAGTATTAATATCTTAAAAAATATTTATAAAAATGATTTTGAAATATATACCAAATATGATTGACAATGAGAAATAGTATCTAAATATTTCAATGACAGTATCCATTGACCGATTAGCTCCTCAAAAATCACATATTGATCTAAATGATCCCAATCTCCCCACTGACTTCGGTATGAATGATTATATCCTCTCCCGTCTGATGGATGATGTGATGCTCGTGGAATATTGTGATTTGGTGCTGAATGAGAATACTTCAGGTGATTTTGTTCAACGGGGAAGTCTTCTAATTCCAGTAGCCAATGTGGATAAGATGTGGCGCAAGGGTAAGGTGATTCTTAAGGGTCCAAATGTTCAATTTACTGAAGTTGGTGAGATTGTGGTATTTCCCAGTGGAATGGGAAGTGGTGTAAGTAATCTGGAAGTCAAAGGCTACGGAAAAGTGAAGAATGGACTATTCTTGAATGAACAACGCATGTTTGGAGTTTGTGAAATAAATGAGACTGATAAAACGGACTGAGTTACAGCGTTTGCTGAAAAGCAATATCTGTGATTTGATGATTGTCCGTAGAAGACCGGAACGCGCCCCCGGAAGACCGGAGATTCGCCAAATGCTATGCACCAATAGCATGGAGATTCTGCGATCCGAAAACGGATTGAGAACCCTAAATTACCAAGGTTCGTTTCAACCAAAAAAAATCAATGAGCGTTTACATGATATTGTCGTGACATGGGATATCTTCATGCAGGATTACCGCAACGTGTCCATGGACATGTGTTACCTTGTTCAACAAATGCCAGCAAATGATACGTTCTGGTCGTTCTTTAATGAAAAAATATTTCCTATGAGTCCCAACGAAAAGCTCCGTTACATGGACATTGAATTGAACCTTGACCCCTTTCCAAAATGATTAGAATTGACGATCATCTTAAACAATTAATTTTCCGTAATGTGAAATTTGTGCTGAACTCCCGAACAATCAAGGAGGGAAAAATACAAATTTTCAACACCAAACAGAATTTCATAAAATTTAAAATTGAAGAAAAGGGTGAAATGAAGGAATGGGAAATTTGCTATCCTTATGACATCAAGCTCACGGATGGGGGATTTATTTTCGATTATTCCCTGAGTGCGTTCTGCCCCCGAACGGAAGAGACATATTGGAAAATGCGGATGATGAACAAATCGGAAGCCTCCAAATTCTTCGATAATTATCTTTACGTGATTGCGGGTTGACATTCGGTGATGATGGGGTATCATCCTTTTATTGATGAATAACTTAATCTTAAACTTTCCAGAGGGATTCAATCCCCGTGATAAACAAGCCAAAGCTCTCAATGCCATTGAAAAAGCATTTGAAAACGGTAAGAAATTCGTAATCGTTCATGCCGATACTGGAGTGGGAAAAACACATTTAGCCAAAACGCTTGGTAATGTATCCAAAGATGTTCCCGCTGAATTTGAAAGAATTGTCAGAAATTACAGCATCTTTGGGGATGATGGAGCAGACTTGGTATCCGATATCCAACCATTTGGTTGCTATGCGCTGACAATCACCAAATCACTGCAAGACCAATATCAAATGACCTTTGATGATACAGGAATGTTGAAAGGCAAAAGTAATTACCAATGTGATGTGGATGATACACTATCGGTTGATGTTGCACCCTGCATCTACGTGGCAACCCAGAAGAACGAATGTTGGAAAGCAAATCGCTGCCCTTATTACAATTCCAGAAATGATATGCTGACTTCCAAGTTCTCCACGCTGAATTACAGTATGTTCTTTTCCCTTCCCAATCATCTCAAGAAGAGACAGGTGATGGTGTGTGATGAGGGTTCGGAATTGGAAGAGCAATTGGTGAGCCAGTTCACATGCGAGGTGGATATCCCGTTCCTGATGAAGACCCAAACACTAGTGACACCGTTCCCAAATGATGATAAGAATAAGACTAAAGTTCTTTCATGGGTGAATTCCCTGATTGAAAAAGTGGAAATGTCTTGCGCTGATTACAAAGAATGGTTCTCTTCCAATACCGCCAAGAAAGACATCATTACATTCAATAAAAAGAAACAGGAATATAGCAAGCTGACAAATCTTTTCAATTCTTTGGGACTTCTTTCGGAGTCTTTCTATGACAGTGATTATATTATTGAGCGGGTGGAATATGGTATTAGTTTCATCCCCCTGAAAGTTGATGTTCTTTCCAAACATCTATTTGCTCATGCGGAGAAGGTAGTGATTATGTCCGCAACAATCATTGATCCTGATGCATATTGCAAATCTTTGGGAATCAAGGACTATGAATACCTTCACATTGGCACTGATTTTGATCCTGAAAAATCGCCCATTAGTATCATGGCTAAACAAAAGTTGAATTTCAATAATTTGAAATCCATGCTTCCTACGCTGATGAAACAGATCAAGGGGATTTTGGAACATCATGGGAAAGATAAAGGAATTATTCACACCCATACTCAATACCTGACAGATTACATTCGGGACAATATCCAATCAGATCGTTTGCTTTGTAGGGAACCGGGGGTGAATAATGAGCAGCTTTTAGAAATGCATGAGGAGTCCAAGGAACCCACTGTTCTAGTGTCTCCCTCCATGACCTACGGTGTTGACTTGAAAGGCGATTTGGCACGGTTCCAGATCATCCTGAAGGCACCGTGGCTACCTACCAAGAATGTGCGTGTGGAGAAGCTGATGAAGCTTGACAAGGACTGGTATGGAAATCAGATGTTGAAGACGCTGGTGCAAGCTTGTGGGCGCGGTGTCAGATCGGAAGATGACTACTGTGAAACGTATATACTTGACGGATCAATATTTGATGCTATAAACAGGAACAAGAATAAATTGCCGAAGTTCTTTCTGGATAGATTTAATTAAAAAAATGAGTAAGTTAAAAACAATAATTGATAAATCTTTGGAAAATGTATTTTGGGTTTCCCATCAAGGGAAATTCATTGGCTCTTCCGAATACCCCCAAGAGTTTGAACAGAAATATGGGAATATCTCCCATGTGTCTCTAATAATAGATGACTATATCTTTGACAAGCATCAGATCGAGAAAATCCATGATTTCCTAAGAAAATGGGGATTTGATGTCACACAACAATTCAAAATCAATGAATACAATACGGGATATTATTTCTGTGATGATCTGACGCTTATGATTCGAGCTACATTTGGTATGCCGGAAGATAAGGTTGAGAAGGATGATAATGATTTAGAGGAATTTTTACCAAATAGCGGGAGTATAACTATCAGTTTTTCTCCTATGATCAAGAATAGGAGAAGGATTGAGGAATTTTTGAAGGATTTTGTGGATGGAGAATTTCTGTTTCTTCCTACTTCTGAAAAAAATTTTTATATGATTGCTCAGACGCAGCACGGGCTTGAAAAGCAGAAGACGAGTTTTAAGAACATACCAATCAAAGATGATAGATATGATCTATATTATGGAGAAGCGTTTCCAAAAGATAAGATCATGAGCTTTGTTAAGGATAAACATCCAGAAAGTTTGCTACTTTTTCACGGGGTTCCGGGGTCTGGAAAATCAAATCTGATCAAAAATCTAATCACCGAATGTGAAGATGATGTGATTTATATTCCACCTTCCATGGTATCGGTTATTTCCCAACCATCATTCATATCGTTCATGTTAGATAATCGCGGATGCGTCCTGCTAATTGAAGACGCAGAGGAGATATTATCAATTGATAGAAATTCAGGAACCCAAAATATTTTGGGCATGACCGATGGCTTCCTCCGCGACTGCATGGGAATGCGTATCATATGCACATTCAATTGTGATTTGAAAAAGGTCGATCCTGCCCTTTTGAGAAAGGGGAGGCTTTACTTAGAATACCGTTTTGGGGAACTTTCCGTCGAGGATGGTCAGAGATTAGCTGATTATTGTGAGCTTGACCTTACAATTGATAAGGAAATGACATTAGCTGATATTTTCAATTATCATAAAGAAAACACATCTACAAAGTCGTTTGAGGATCGTGCAATGGGATTCGGGAATTTTTAATCACCGTCCCACTTTTTATTTTTAATTTTATCCATCTGAATCGCAGTATGGATTTTACGATTCCAGAATTTTTCTGATGGTTCTTGTTTTGGTTCTTTGTAATCTTTTTTTAGAACCTTAACATATTCATCAAAATCTTTTTTCATTTGTTCGAAAGATGTGAATGGTTTTACATTTTCTTGATTTTTTTCCAAATATTTAATATCAGATTCATAATCCACTGGAAATGGCATCTCATCATATTTGTCATTGGCGTCAGTGAATAAATCATCTTCAAGGAAAGAACGCGATTTTATTTTTTTATTTTCACTTCCCAACTTCATATAACATGCGGCATCCATAGATCGAGTGTGATAATGCACTTCTTTATGCATATACGAACAACAGGTTCCCATTACCTCCAATCCCAATTCATTTATTTTTTTCATGATCGATTCAGGATTAAAAATTAATCTTCTATTATTTCCGATATATTTTAAAGGGTCTTCAGCGGGTGTTTCTTTACCATCACCTCCCCAATTACGAGTTCCCTCTGTTCTTATAGAATCTCCATAAATTGGTAAGTATATATAATATTGAATTTTTGATTCATAATTTTCCCAAATTAAATTGTATTCTTCGATTAGTCCCACATACAGTATTTATCGTTAAATAAGAGTATCCGTGCAAGATTATAATTATTTCTTTGAAAATTCCGATCTCCTCAACATGTTTGTGGCAGCATTTGACGATGCATTCGTGTATCGTTATGATGCTCGCACTCGCGTAGCGAAGGAGAAGATTGTGGTTCGTTATGTTAATGGTCCAAAACATCGCGTTCTCCATGACCTAAGTGACAGAGCCAAGACAATAACCCTTCCCGTAGTGACGATTGAGCAAACCTCATTGGAGCGTGATCCGTCCCGTATTCACAATAAAGGGCAGAATATTTATCGGAAACAGTTGGATGGAACCAACCGAATGGCTACGATCCCCCAACCAATTCCCGTGAATCTCACTATGGATGTGAATATCATCTGCTATTTCAAGGAAGATTTGGATCAAATCATCCAGAATTTTGTGGTGAATTGTAATCCATATATCATAGTTTCTTGGCAATTTCCTGAAAAATTCAATATGCCATTCATTGATGAGATTCGTTCGGAAATCCAATGGTCGGGAAATATTTCTTATGAAAATCCCAAGGACTTATCTCCTGATACAAAATGGCGTATTTCCGCTTCCACCTCTTTCACCATAAAAGGATGGCTATTCAAGGATTATAATCAAACGCAAGCACCGATCTATGTGGTGAATGCCGATTTTCATGCGCTTCCTGTCAGCAATCGCTTCTGTGAATATAATCTCTTTGATGCTATCAGTGCAGAGGGTGTCCAAACAGAAAGCGTATCGATTAGTGCATATCCCGAATTTACCAATTATTTCATCAACGGTATTCATCAGGGAGATTCTCTGGTGGTCACGAAACTGAATGATAGGAACTTTCAATTCTATGGTAAGCGATTTGGATACAATAACACTTGGTATCTGTCCGGTGCTTATAACATTCCCGAATTGGTATATACGGAGATCGATACCGCCAAGTTCCCCACCATTTCTGCCTATAAGTTACCAGATAACGTGATTACCACTGTGAATGATAATATTGTCACAGTGTCGCTGAGTTCCAATTATTTCAGTAATTTATCAGGAAATATAGTTTTCATAACAGCGAATAACGCAGGGTGGGTTGCATCCTATTAAAAAAAACAATTTGACTAAATAATATCATGACTACGAAAGATCAGATCGCATTGGCTGAATTATATATGGAAGGATTATCTCATCCCGGTGGAACAATAACCGACGAAGATGGTAATATTTGGCATATTAGCAGAGATGAAGATGGGACTTTTTTTGTAACCCTAGAGGGAGATAACGTACCAGATGTTGTAGAGAGCGGGTCTTCTTATAAAGAAGCTTTACAAAGAGCTAAATCTAAATTAAATTCTATAATCGATTATGAGATTCGTCAACGACAATACACGAATAATCCATATTCATTTGAAGGGGATGAAATGTGGGAACCTTAATTTGTAAATTAATATTTCAAGTTAAAGGGGAATTGATTGTGATAAAGATTGAATAATCACATGTTTGACCTAAATAGTAAGTATGGCGGGTTCCGATAGTTCTTCTACACAATCTTCAAATAAATCCTACGTTAGTAATGACGG